AATGTCTTCGCGAAATTGGGCTCGTTTGCTATGATCAGCAACTGCGGATCTTACAAAAATATCGTTTTTTAACAGTTCTAATTTACGGTCGATTGCAAGTAATTCTTGTGCTAGTTGGTAGTTACTATACTTGTCGGCTATACACCAACTAACAGCAGTTCGTGTGCTGGAAAATATTCCTGTTTCTTGCTCAGAACAATAAACCTTGTAGCCAGGTTTAACAGATACTATGCGGTATTTGCCAAACAGTTCATAATCGCCATGTTCGTTTTGCCACAGGAGATTAGACTCCAAGTTTTTAAACTCTGCGTGAATCATACGCTCAAATTCTTGATCTTTAATCATTATTTGAATACATAGTGTGTTAGTAACCACCCTACTGTGGCCACGAGAAATCCAATTATTCCTATTCCCCACCCTATTAGTTGATCTGTACGTTTATCAGCCATTTTTTCAACCAGTGCATGCACTTCTACTATCATAGTTTTGAGACTAGACAATTTATCTTCTAGCACACATAACTTTGTTTCGAGTGCATTGTATCTTTCAGCACATAATTCTACATGTGCTTCCAGACTTTTCTTTTCTATTTCGGTGGTTTCCAACATAATAGTTTCCCAATCAATTATTTATAGGAATAGGTTCAAACCAAATGTTTTGATTGGTACCAGTGGTTATCAGTATAGATGCTAAATTTTCCTGGTTATCTAAATCTATTATCATAGGAACACCTTCGGAATCCAATCTTAGTATTTGTGTTGGATCTGCGCTGTCGCCAAACACACCATCTGCTTCAGTTTCAAATTCAAATGTCCAAATAAAATTGTTTTGCACTGGATCAGTCAATTCAAACATCTGTGTTCGCATGGATATTATTTGTGTGATAGTTTCCCAATTTCTCTGTTGATTTCTTGCGTAATTCCAAGAATGATAATCAGTAATTGTTTGTCCAGTACGATCCAGGAAAGGTATCCGTGCAGATTTTATATGTCCAGTGACACCTGTGGCAGTGATATCAAAAAATGTTCTACAGATAAATCGCATTGACCGTACGATCAACTTTTACTGAGCTGATAGATAACTTTTGCTTGTTCCAGTGCATCTTGTAAAGCAGGATTTGTTTTGGCAGCTCGTCGTATTTGTCCCCAAAGCTGATCTTCTTTTAATTGTTCTTGTAAGTTCATTGCTTTAGGACTTTGACTGTGCAACTGTCGCTGAGCAGAGCCATGCTCTCTGACGTAGACTGTTTCGCCACCATCTGGTGATTCGTAGATAACTGCTTCAGTAATTTTGTTGACCATCATATTGTGTGTATTTAATGTCAACAAAAAACCCCAGGTTTTATTCTGGGGTTGTTTTGCGATAGTATCGAACTATTATTGTGTTACAAATGCTGCATTAGCATAAGCTGCAGTCCAGCCAATGTTCAATCCACCACTTGCATTTGCACCTTGAGCTGCAGTCAAGAACACCGTGGTGTTAGCAAAAGCGCCTGTTGGGTAAATAGCAACATTCAACGCATTAGCAGATGCCAATGGTGCAACTTGATACATAGCAACTGTACAAGTTTGTTGAATTGAAGTCAATGTGTTGGAAACAAATCCCCATGCATTACCTGCACCTGCTGCAGTCAATGCTGAATTAGCAATAACGCTATAGAAGTCAAGTTTTGGACCTTGGAAGTTTGTAACGCTTGCGTTGGCAAGGTTAGCTGTTTGTGCAACGCTACCATTCAGTACGTCGGTTGCAAATACTGGTTGTGCACCACCGTTTACGAGTGTAATATAAGCCATTTGAAAATTCTCCTTAATATGTAGGCATTCTGCCTTACACTTATTTATCTTTTGGCGATAAAATTATGAGTTAGGAGATCAATTCTGGATTGTTTAGTGCACGATTACCAGCAGAAAATCCAAATCTATTGACCAGTTTAGCACGACCAGCAGGAGTTGCTAGTACCCAGCCTTCTTGCCCAGGTTGTTGACGATCCAGTTGTTGTAGCAAATCGCTTTTGAGATCATGCAGTCCTAAAAATGCAGTAAAAGCTGCACTGATACCGTCAATGTTGCTTCTTGGACTTTGCAAATATTCTACTATGTTGTTGAATTTTCTAGGTGTCACATTGGCCTTTAACCAGTTGCCAAATTCGGGCAACAGGTTGTCAAAGTTCGAAGTTATTCTTGAATTAATGTAACGTTTGCACAGTGCTGGTAGATCAGTTATGCCATGACTGCGAAGATCTATTGGGCTAAACAATTGATTAATTGCTGGACCTTTTTCTCTCAGTAACTGTTTGAGTTCTGCAACCAACTTGGCGTTGGGATGAACGTTTTGTATTTCTTTTACATTAGGAGTTATCAACAATAGCCCAGGTACTGGGCGTAGTTTTACATCGCCTAGTGGCTCTGCAGGACTCATTGGGTCAGCAATACGTGTATGTATTGCAACACCTACTTCACTGTTGCCAATTTGTTGTCCAAGATTGCTCGTCGCAGGAATTTTATATTCAATGAAGTTGGGCCTGAACACATATGCACCTGCTATTTCTGGTGGCGTTTCGGTATACAATAAGTCACCTTGGATGTACCCTTGGAAGTTGGCAGGCACTGCGGCACTCAACAAGGGCCACAGTTTCACATAGATAGCAATTAGATCGCCGCGTTCTCCACCACGCTGATTCATGATCCGGGCAATTTGTTCTGGGCTGGTGGCCAGGCCATCATAGCCTTTGGCCAGGAATCCAGACTTGTCTGTGAGCACAAACTCTCCTGTGGGCTTACGACCAAATATGATAGCGGGTTTGCCATCCCATTTTACAGTGGTAGTGCTGGCAGTATCTGCAGCTGCATCTGCTATGATTTGCAGTGCCTCTCTAATGCCACGACTGCCTTTTTCAAACACAAGGTCTTCAAGGTGTTCAATGCGTACATCTTTGGCAGACTCTACCAGAGGCCGCATGCCTTGATTTACGATACGATCTCTCAGTCTGGCCAAAAAATTTGTTTCATTGTATTCATGATATAGTGTATCGGCACTTTCAAAAAAAGGTTCGCCTTCTCGTTCCATATGCGCTCTAAAGTCCGCAATTTTGGCATCTTTTTTTGGATCACGTGCTAGTGCCCGCATGATGGCTTCTACACTGTACAAATCAGCTCTGGTGGCAGCATTGTTTAACAACAATTTAGCTACCTTGTCAGGGTCATCCGATATAATTTGATTTGTGGCACGATCTGCAATGCCATCAATTTGATTGAGTTTGTAGCCCATGCTTTTGGCAATGCTATTGAGCATGATATTTCTCAAGGCACCTTTGTATTTGCTGTTGGGATCGCTGGTCAATATAAACCTGCTCCATTGGGGTTTTTTCAGAAATGTAAAGTCAGTTTGTACATAGCCGCTGTCAGGGCGTCCAGTGATGGGAGTTTTAAAGTGCACAATGCTGCCAGTTTTACGTACATAATCTTCGGGCTTGAATCCATGGCTTTGACTCCACTGAACCAGCCTGTTGGCCAACTGTTCTTTGGTAAGTTGATTGGCATCAATTTCAAGGTCCAGATCTCCGGATGTAGGTTTTTTGCCAGTGCTGCCAAGCCACTTTTCAGGAAAACCGTGTTCATCGTTTTCACCGCGTAGATCAAGACCTGTCAGCATTTCTAGCCACATCACAGTGGGTGCAACATCAGTCTGATTGATACGTTGTGTCAGGGCGCGGCCGTCGCCATCTTTGAATACATTGCCGCCTTCAAATATGTTCATATGGGTGTCATCCCCAAGGTCATCAACAGTGCATCAACCTGAGGATTGTTGGTACGTTTGAATGTTTTGTCACCACTGTTGATTCGCAACATTTGACCTATCTGTTGCATTTGTGCAGGAGTGACTCCTAGCGCACGTAATCTTTGTTGCATGACTGGTTTTACGGCTGCGGCACTGGCTATGCCGCCAGTGCGTGCCTGAGGATTTTTGTTTCTAATAGACTGGGCAACAGCTTGTACTCCAGCCACTGCTACTTGAAAATATTTTGCAACGGCTGCTGCCTGTTGTGCAGTGCCTCTGGTATTTACAATTTGTTCCAAAGCAGTGTTCAATGCAGTGTCAATTTCTGGTAACTCTCTAACATCATCCATTTCTATTGTTTCGCCGGTGGTTGATTCACGTGTTTTGAGATGATCATCACTCCATGATATAAAAGCATCAGCATATTGATCTTCGTCTGGTGATACAGCTTCATTTATGGCGCCTTGCTGGCGCAATTTAGCAATGATGCTGGCATTTTTTGGATCATTAGGATCTAATTTTTGTCCACCAATGCTGATAGGTTGATTTGAAGTTTGTGATTTCAGTGGGGTGGTTGTAACTGCACTAGGAGTGCCAGTGAGTTGTGCGGCGCCTGCTGCACCATAGTTAGGTGTCGGTGCTGTTTTTGGTGCAGGAGCAGGTGTGCTAGCAACCACAGTTGGTTCAGCTTTGGACCAAGCTGAAACAAGGCTTTGAATATATTGTTTGACTGCAGGATCTGTTTGAACTTTTTTCAGTTTGTCTTGCCAGTCAGCCGACGGTGCTTGGTATTGTGGCCCAAATCCTTGCTTGGACAATTTTTGGGCAGCAGCTTGTGCAGTTGATGCATAGCTGGGTGCTTTACCAAAAACTCCAGTGGATCTATCATAGGCTCTGGTGGCAGGATTGTTTGTGACTGCTGATGCAACACCACTGGTAGCACTTTTGGCTGCAGGCCCGACTGCTGACGCAGTCTTGTTATAGATATTTTTGGCACCGGTTGCAGCAGACCCAGCAACATTTTTTATGTTTTTGCCAGCCTGTTTAACCCCTCGTATGATCTCTTGGTCAGTTGGTATCATACCTTTGATAGTATTGCCCATTGTGCCTGTTTTGTTTTTAAGACTATCCATGAACCCTTCGTTCAATGAGTCTTGTGTTAGTTCATGTATTTGCATCTGTGCGTCTCACTGTACGGGTAAATTTTCCAGGATCTCTCAGTCTAATCGCATTAATCAATTTACGTTGTAAATTATCTGCTTGTTCTGGTGTGTAACTAGAATCTATTTGTTCTAGCAATCGTATGGCACTGGCGATAATGTTGGTGGCGCGATTTTCTAAGACATGACGCTGATCGCGCTCTGCGTATAGACTGTCTAACTCTTCTAATAAACTTCGCGTTTTCTTTTGCATTTTGTGCCAGAACCTTTTTATTATTTATTGGTTTTGTTCAATCTAATCTGTTAACAAACGTCTAAAAGGGTCTACTATTTCTGGCATTACCGCCTGTAAATCTTCTGGAAACTTAGAAATTTCCAGATCAATAAATTTTGATAGATGATTTTGTATTAATAGCTCACGATTGTTGAGTAATCTATCTTTACAATTTAATCTTAATTTTGCTGCTTTTTCTTTATTTGAAAGTAACTGTATATTTTGTGAAAATGCATAATAACATCTTTCAATCAGAGTATCATAACTTTGATAGCTGTGATCAATTATATCATCAAATATATCAAATCCTAGTCGTTTCCATTCAGACGCTTGATTATATCCGCCGATCCAAATTGGAAAAGTTAACCCTAATACAGACCATAATATTTTTTCCGTAAATGTTGCGGCTGTTTGATAACTTACACTTTCGGTTATGAGAGATATAGCAGAATTACTAAATAAATCTCCAATTCCGTTCTCCCATTGCCACTGGAATGTACCTATATTGTTTATGTTACTTGTGTTATTTGTGTCAGAAGTTGAAAAATTTATAAAACGTTTTTTTAATCTAATAGGACTCAATAAAAATGATCTTGCGGCATTGTCTAGAGGAGATTGAGTATCTAACATATCTAATTCAGCAATTATATTAGACATATCAAACTTGTCGTCAATACCGGACCAAGTATAATTAAAATCAGATAATTTAAATAATTCAACTAATTTTATACATAAAAATCTATTAATTTGTTTTTTATTAATAACAAAATTAAAACATGTCGACGTAGTCATAGTGCTATTTTTAAATGGTATCTCGTTCACAAGTTGTCTTGCTATCTTTTCCGCTATTAACGGAAGCCCATAAATTTTTACTCCATCAAATCTAGTAATATGATCACTTACAATATATTTTGGTGTTCCTTTTTTAAAAAATATAGAATCAATATAGTCTTTGTCAAATACATCATAGATATGCAGTACATCATTATTTGTTAATCTATCAACGCCTGTTAAATCTCTACCGTAAATATGAGTTGAATTTACACGCATGGATCAGCTACCTACTTTAATTTTGCCTAATAATTGTTTTAATTTGGCACTATTTACATCAGCGGTTACTTTGCCAGCTTCGCTGGTATCGGGGTCTACTGATTCTGTTACACGACTTTGCGTTTTAATGCTGTCATATATGCTAGGTTTTTTAACAAATCCTCCAGATGATTCATCTGCAGATTCGCCTGAATCTGTGATACGCATGGTTTCAATGTTGTATTCAAGATCAATTTTTTGACCCACACCTGTTGAACTTCGTGATTTCATACATTGTATTTGATAACGTCCACGTTCTTTCATGGCTCTGCTGGTAAAAATACCAAACACGTTGTCTGCAGTATTGATCTTGCTGATACCACCTGAAATATGACTGTGATCAAATTCCACTTCTTCTACTGCGGATCTATTTAACTGACTTGCAGTCACAAACAACACATTGAGTTCTTTAGCCAAGTTACGTAATTCTTCACTCACGTACTTGTCTTTAACAAACAAATCATTGGGACTGACTTTGGCACTCACAGGCATCAACAAGTCCAAATAATCAACCATGATAAAATCCACACGCAGTCCTGTTTGTATCTGAACTTCTTTGATATAACTTCTAATGTCATTGATATTACTTTGTGCAGGCAAAGCTTTGACTCTATACTGTCCAGACTTTTTGGCCATCATTTTAACTTTGAGTTCTGTGGTATCAATGTCTCGGCGTATTTCTTTGGTGCCCATGTTGGTCAACATGGCATCTGTTCTCAATGCACACAAATCTTCACTGAGTTCTAGACTCATATAAACACCACTGAGTCCTTGTTGCAACCAGTTCAATGCTATGTTCATCATCACAAGACTTTTGCCTGATCCTGATCCGCCGGCAAAAATGTTCAGTTCGCCACGACTGAATCCGCCGTATAATAGTCGATCCATTTGTGGCCAACCTGTGCTGACTTGTCCGCCACTGTTGAAATATCTATTAATACGAGACGCAGGATCTTCAAAATAGTCTATGCCCATGTCTTTGGTCAATGATATTTGTACCGCGTCTTTGATTAATTTTTCTACAGGATCATAATCTCCTTTTTCCAATAAATCTGCTGACTTTAAAATTGCACGCTCAAGTTCTTGTCTGCGGGTAAAACTTTCAAACTCCTGCATAAACCATTCAAAATGTCCATCATTCAAGTCAGGTGTATGTGCAAGTTTAACACCTGTACTGGCTGCAATTTGTTCAATGGTGGGTAATGTTTTATGCTCAATACTGTGCTTCTTAACAAACTCTGCTGCTGGTCTTAGACTACGGTCAAAATTCTCAGGATTATAAATGTTTTGAACTCGCACATAACTTGATGCGTCTTGCAACATCATTTCTAAAAACAATCGTTGAATATCAATATTGTATTCTTTTAACACATTAATTCCTTGTAATATTTTCCTATTGTCAAACTATTTCTCCAATTAGTATTTCTTTTACTATCAAGATCTTCAAGATTTATTATCCAGTTATTATTTTTGGTAATTGATAATGTGTTTTTAATGTAATTAACAATTCCTATTAATCTAGGTTCGGCTATTAAATAGTCTATTGCATCATTTTTAATATTGGTTGGCAAAAACTTTACATCAAAATTATTTGCAAATTGCCAACAAAAATCAGAGTTATCACCTTCTCTATTTGTTAGTAGGTGTTCAGAAAACCATTGCCATACATCAACAATTTCAAAAAGATTATAACATCCAACAGTTACATTGAATCCAAACATAACGTTTCCGGGTAAATTTTCTCTCATTGAAATAATATTGTTGCTGGTATCATTCCAGTTACCAGGCCAACGTATATACTCAAATGCTGATTTAGTTGCATCAATGCTAAAAAATATCTTAACCAATCTGGCCCGACTCCATAACTTTATTATTTTATCGTCAGGAATAACAGTTCCATTTGTATTATAACTTATAAAAGTATTTTTTAATACTCCTTGTGCTTCTAATTTTTCTAATAAATTAATATGATCAGCATTAAGCAACGGTTCGCCACCATTGAAATGTATTTTTTGTATGTTTGAAAAATCTAATTTGTCTAAAAAATTATTTGATTTTTGAAACTTTCTTCCTATAGAAATTAAATCAGACTGTATATATTTTAATTCTTTAGCCCATAAACTACTGTTATTTGGGCCACACATGATACATGCAAGATTACATGCCCAAGTTGCACTGTGGTCAACGCTTTCTAGTGTCACTAGATCAGACGGCGGAAGATTAAAAAACTCAATGGCACTTTGTCGACGACTTTTGTGACCAAGTGCTTCTGCATCCCAGCAACGAGAACATGCCGACGGGCGTGACCCTTGAGCAAACTCATTGCGTAGATATAACAAATAAGGACTTTTATAAAAATTAAAAGTGTCAACTGGTTCAATTTTTGTAACTGCTTGGCAACATGGTGCCACGCTGATGTAATCATCGTTGAATCGATCTACAAATATACTACGATAAATCTCAGGACACCAATTTTGCAATTTGCCGTTTCCTTAATTCTATTTTTAATCGACTTGTTTCTCTGCTTTGAAATATAGTTATCATAGTTGCTAACTTGCCCATTTTTACTACTGCATCATTGACATCTTTAATTCCTGCGGGCCACTCAGGTATACTAACTGCCCACCCTAGTTCTACTGCACGATCTACTAACTCCATACCGGCTTTGTCGTGATCGGGTACTACTGTGATTTCTTTGCCTAAACTTCTTATTACTCTTGCTTGTGTATCACTGACCGTGTTGTGCATCAGTGCAAGTCCGCCAATACATAGTGCATCAAATATACCTTCCATGACCAATACATGTTGCCACGCGGATTTTTGTAAGTCTGTACCAAACACATATCCTGGCTGACTGTGATTAATATATTTTGGGCCACTACCACTCAGCATTCTGGCACACCACCCTACTATGGTATCATTGTAGGTAAATGGAATGATTACATGTTGCCGTGTCCAATGGACTCCATCATTTTGCATCTGTACCATGATAGGATAATTTTCTGGCACACATCTTGATCTTGTATACTCCCAGTATGTAGTATGTTCTGGTGTCAATAACTCCACATGTGGCGGAAAGTCTTCGAACTCTTTGAATTGTATGTCACTTAGTGCATCAAACACCCGATGTCGTTCATCTAATATACCTTCTATGCTACGAT